GGATTGCTCTTGAAGCGAACTCATCTTATGATGAGTAATTTGATTATAATTTATATTATGAAAGTGAAATATTATGGCAAAAGATTCCTTATTGTGGGTAGAGCGTTATAGACCTCTTACAATCTCAGAATGCATTTTATCGGATAGTATCAAGGGAACACTATCTGATTTGACTAAAGAAGGTAAAGTTCCTAATCTGTTGCTCTCCGGTTCAGCGGGAGTTGGTAAAACAACTGTTGCTAGAGCATTGTGTGAGCAAACCAATTCCGATTACATTATCATCAATGGTTCAGATGAGGGTAGAATGATAGATACTCTCAGAACTAAGATGACACAATTTTGTTCTACCATATCTTTATCTGGAAGTTCAAGAAAAGTTGTTATCATAGATGAAGCAGACTACTCAAATCCCGATTCTGTTCAACCAGCAATGAGGGGTTTCATTGAGAAGTTTGCTGATAATTGTTCTTTCATCTTCACTTGTAATTACAAAAATCGTATTATTGAACCGATACATTCTCGATGTGCGGTTATCGATTTTGTTTTATCCAAAGATGAAAAACCAAAGATAGCATCTAAGTTCATGGAAAGATGCGAACATATTCTCGATTCTGAAAATGTGGTTCACGATAAGAGAGTTGTAGCAGAACTTATCAACAAACATTTTCCTGACTTTCGTAGAGTAATCAACGAACTTCAAAGATATTCATCCTCTGGAAATATCGATTCTGGTATTCTAGCAAATATTGGTGAATTGAACTTAGACCAATTGATTTCTTCTTTGAGAGAAAAGAACTTTCAGAACATGAGAAAATGGGTCGCTACTAATGTTGACAATGACCCTGCTACTGTCTATCGTAAAATCTATGACAAACTATATGAAGTATTGGAGAAATCATCCATACCACAAGCGGTATTGATTATTGCTAGTTATCAATACAAATCCGCTTTCGTAGCAGACCAAGAGATTAACTTGGTTGCTTGTCTGATAGAGTTGATGGCAGAATGTGAGTTTGTATGAGCCCATTCGACTTCATAAATCAAATCAATCATGGTAAGAAAAACTTGATTGATGAAACACCAAATGTGGAAAAGGAGTATACCTCTTTTATCATAAATCGTGGTTTGAGTTTTAATCACGATACGGCTCTGTATGCTAATGAAATGAATGTTCAGAACCACCTAGATCCAAAACTTCAATTTGACTTTTTACTAAATACAATAAGACCCAAAAAGAGATGGAGTAAATGGATTAAACGCGAAAATAATGATATTCTTGAACTAATCAAGAAATATTATAATTGCAGTTATACAAAGGCAAGAGATTATTCTACATTGCTGAACGACTCGCAATTAGACATTATTCGACAAAATATTGAATTAGGTGGTTTGAAAGGAACAAAATGAGTGAAACTATCATCCAATCGATGATTGAAGTTACATTAAAAGAACCCGATGATTTTCTCAAAGTAAGAGAAACCCTCACAAGAATCGGTATTGCATCACGCAAAGAAAAAACATTATTTCAATCTTGTCATATTCTCCACAAACAAGGAAAATATTACATAGTACATTTTAAAGAACTCTTCGCACTAGACGGAAAGACATCTAATTTTTCTGAGAACGATGAAGCTCGTAGAAATACGGTTGCTAACTTGCTTTCGGAATGGGAATTGATATCTCTCGTAGTGCCAGATAAATCAGCAGAACCTACAGTTCCATTGAGTCAATTAAAGATTCTTTCTTTCAAAGAGAAAGAGGAATGGGAGTTGACACCGAAATATAATATAGGAAATAAGAAGGAAGCTGATGTCGAGAATGACGAGTGATTTATATTTTTACAAAACAAATCCAGCAGTAAAAAAACCTATTCGTGCTACAGAAGGTTCTGCTTGTTTTGACTTATGTTCATTTTTACCAGAGAATTCAGAAGTAAATATATACATGAATTCTCATGAACAGTTAGACAAGAGAACCAGAAAAGTAGTAAATGGAAAAGTTCAAATTAATCCTCACGAAAGAGCATTAATTCCTACAGGATTAATTTTTGATATTCCAAAAGGTTTTTCGATTCGTTTATATCCACGGTCAAGTCTTGCTCTCAAACAAGGATTGACACTTGCAAACAATGTGGGCATTATAGATTCTGATTATGTTGAACCAGTTTACATGATGGTTTACAACATAAGTGGATACCAACAATTTGTATTCGATGGAATTCGTATATGTCAAGCTGAACTTGTTCATGAACTATCGTATATGATATTCCAAACTGATGTTCGTCCAGAACAAAAAACCGATAGAGATGGAGGATTTGGTTCAACCGGAAAGGAATAGTTTTGGCTTACATTTTAAACAAATGGACAGTTGCTACAGTTCAAGTTGTCTATTACATACCAGATTATCTACATATAGTTCAAGAATTCATGTGGCAGACAGAAGACCAGTTGCCTGAATTTCCTCGCATTGCCAAATTCCTAGACTATTGGGATAAGAATATAGACGGACCAATCAAAGAAGTTTTTATCTATGATCAAGGCGAAAGTGAAGTCAGGATGGTAGATAGAAGATTTAAAATGAATTGAACGTAGGAAAATAGATTATGTCAGAAGAAGATATCGCACAAGTAGAATACAAAGAAGAAAAACAGATGGGCAAGGCAGCCAGCCTTGCTATGGAACTCTCAAAAGAAAAGAAACGACTACAAGAAGAGCTTGAGGAAATGCAGGCTCAGTTTGAAGAAGTTTCCCCTAGTACACCTTCAGGTGGACCAGACAGCTATCTCAAATGGATAGGTGTAGTTGCTGCTGTACTTGGAATATTTCTCCAGAATGCAGGATTACCCATATATGGTCAACTCTTTTATATTCTCGGAGCTTGTTCTTGGACTGCTGTAGGATTTTACTGGAACGATAAAGCAGTCATGTTAGGCAGTGTTATTCCAGCAACTTCAGTTGCTATGAATTTAATACAAAAATTAGTAGAAATGTGAGAAAAGACTTGACAAACGTTTCGTTTTTCTGTATAATAGTACATGAAGAGTGAGGAAAGGAAAAAAATGTCAAAATCATTAAAGATTCTAAGAAAAGAAATTATGAAGAAGTATTCGGGGAAGCTTACTGGATATGAGCATCTTGACGATGGAACAGGAGACTACTCAAAATCTTCTTCTGAAATGGAAGATGGAACAAATGAATTGGTATCAAATTACAAAAATATTACTCCAGGCGAAGAAAAGACTTGACAAAGTGTCGGTGACTTGGTATAATATAAGTATAGTGAGGTTAAAAAATAACCATTTTTATGAGAATATATTATGATGAAAACAAACTTAATAGAACAGAAATCAATGCTTGCCAAACTGATGGCAGCAGAGAACATTACTGTTGAACACAAGAAAATCCCTACCGCAGCATTCGATGTAAAAAATCGAATTTTATACTTACCTATTCTAAAATGGAAACCTGGCTCAGATGTTTATGATCTGTTCTGTGCCCACGAAGTTGGTCATGCTCTATGGACACCTTATGATGGTTGGCATTCTTCCATAAGTGAAAAAGGTAAAGGGTATAAATCCTTCCTGAACGTTATCGAAGACGCGAGAATCGAAAAGAAAATCAAGAGAAAGTTTGCTGGTTCCAGAAAATGTATGCTGGGTGGTTATATCGAACTGATGGATGAAGATTTTTTCGGATTACGAAAGATGGGAGTTGACGCTAATGATCTTGGTTTGATTGACCGTATCAACCTTTACACAAAAGCTGGAACTCAGTATTCGATTGAGTTTACCGATGAAGAACGAGAGTGGGTTGAAAAAGTTGAAAGAACCGAAACTTGGGAAGATGTTGTTGAAGTTACCGATGCTCTGTATGAGTGGTGTAAAGAAAACGAATCTGAGACCGATAATAGTTACGGTGATTTAGATGAATATGATTGGAATGAAGATTATGACCCTAGTGATTATGAAAAAGATGAAAATACTTCTCCTATTGGTTCCGATGAAAATAAAGAAGATGATGGCGAAGAAAATGAAACCAAATCTTCTTCTAAGTCAAACGAAGATTCTGATGAAGAAAAAGATGGTTCGGAAACCTCTTCAAATAATTTTGAAGGTGGAAAAAGTGATCCATTCAGTGATAACAGAGAAGATTTTGCTGGTGGTTCTAATGATAATAACGAACCAACTTCAATGACTGATGAAGCTTTTAGAGAAAATGAAAAAGAATTATCAGATATGAGTGACCACGTTAGTATTCCTCAGTATCTAACTTTTCCTAAAATCAATACAGATGCAATTATTGTTGACCATAAAGTTATTCACGAAGAATTGAACAACTATTATAATAAAGTTGAAGGTGCTGTAGACACTGGAAACGAAATGTTGAAAACGTTCAAAAAGAACAATGGTAAAATGATTAGTTACATGGTCAAAGAGTTTGAAATGAAGAAAGCTGCTGATATTCATCGTAGAGCATATACCTCTAAAAGAGGCACTCTTGATATGAATAAGATTCACGCTTACAAATATAGTGATAATATTTTTCGCCAAATCACAAACTTGCCAGAAGGTAAGAATCATGGTATGGTGATGTTCATAGATTGGTCTGGTTCGATGCACGGATATATGAAAGACACTATCGAACAGTTGATAAACTTGACTATGTTTTGTCAGAAAGTTCAGATTCCATTTGAAGTGTATGCTTTTACTGACCATTACCGAGATTATAATTGTGATAATCCTCATCGTCCAAATTGGTCACGAAACAGTGATTCTAATTATGATGAAACTTCATCTGGAAAGAAAATATCAAACTACAAGAAAAATGATTTGATAATCAGTCAGCACTTACGTTTGATGACATTATTTTCTTCTAAAATGAAAGGCCGAGAATTGACAGAAGCATACAGAAACATATTGTTGGTTGGTGATACGTTTGCAAATTATTATGGTTATAGAAATAACCCTTACTATGGAGCTCCAAACAACTTTTCTTTAAGTGGAACTCCGTTGGATGCTACAATTCTTTGTGCTAAAACGATTATAGAAGAATTCAAGACAAAAACAAAAGCTCAAATCGTTAATGTCGTGTTTCTAACCGATGGTCAAAGTAATCGTCACAATGAATTTCTTGATGGTGATGGTTGTACACAACATATAGAGAGAAAAAATTTACATATTGATGACCCTATAACTAGAACAAGAGTTTATCCCAATAGAGAAAGTGGAAAACTAATGGATACCACTTCAATTTTCCTTTTAGCACTCAAAAAACAATTGGGAATAAATCTTCTTGGATTTTTCCTGACTTCTGGTTCTGGTAGAAGAACTGCTGGAAATATGTCTTATATAATGGAAAGATATCCAAAAGATGAAGAAATTACTAAATTTCGTAAAGAAAAGTTTTTGATTGAAACAAAAACTTCTTACGATGAACTCTACATTATTAATACAAAAGGTCTTGAAATTGATGAAGTAGACCACATGGATGCTGTTGAAGTCGGTTCGACTAAAGCACAAATCCGAAGAGCATTGAAAAAGAACACCAGCGGTAAATTACAGAATCGTATGTTACTCAATGCATTTATCAAAAAAGTTGCTTGAAGTGAAGAAAAAACTTGACAAAGAGTCGATGATTTGATATAATATAAGTATGGAATGAGAAAAGATGACTTTTCTCTTATTGTGAAACCCTCCCACACGGAGATTATTTGTTATGAAAAAAATTAAACTGTCCCCAGCAAAAATAAAATTTGTGAAATGTGCTCAATCTCTATACGGAGAAGAGTCGGTCATTTCTAAAAAACAAGTTCAAGATGTGACCAGTGATCACGATTTGGGTTTACCAAGTTGGTTTACACGTTCTCCTTTTACAGTTGAACGCGGTATGTATAAACTTCCCAATTTGGATGGAAATCTAGATATCGAAGTTACAACTATTCCAACTGTAACCGAATCTAGTTCAGAAAGTTTAGTTTCTTATGCTAAACCAGCAGAAAGAGAAACACCAAAAATGATTTCAAACGTTATTGAATTTCCTAAAAATCCTGAATCTTATGTTCCCGCTAAAGTTGGTGGATATGTAAAATTTGGTCATTACAATGATGTGAAAACTATCAAAAAAGCTGGTAGTTTTTATCCTATCTTCATTACTGGTTTGTCTGGAAACGGTAAAACTATGATGATTGAACAAATCCACGCGGAACTAAAACAAGAACTTCTCAGAGTCAACATTACTATTGAAACTGATGAAGATGATTTGATTGGTCACTACGCTCTTATTGATGGTAGAACAGTCTGGCAAGACGGACCTGTTGCAATAGCAATGGAACGTGGTGCAACTCTTCTTCTGGATGAAGTCGATTTAGCATCAAACAAAATTATGTGTTTACAACCTGTGCTGGAAGGCAATCCACTTCTTATCAAAAAAGAAGGCCGAGTGATTCGTCCTAAAGCCGGTTTCACAGTTATGGCAACTGCTAACACTAAAGGTAAAGGTTCAGAAGATGGACGCTTTATCGGAACTAACATTCTCAACGAAGCTTTCCTTGAGAGATTTCCAATCACTCTAGAACAAGAGTATCCTACCATAGCAACTGAGAAAAACATCATAAACAAATTGATGGAATCTCTTGGATGT